GATTGGATCGGCATTGCGGTATCGGCCTGCATAGGTTACCTCTTTTTGTAGGCTTTCGAGAGTTCGGTAAAGGAAGGGGGTGAGATCTAGTCTCGGATCCGCAGCCATCGGAAGATTTGGTTGCTGCGGATGCGGTGTCCTCATTTGTTGATTGACGAGATCAATAAATGTGGCCATAGCCCTCTGCACTTCTCCCACCATTCGGAATGGGAAGCCGCTGAGCATAGCAGCAACTTCGTCGTCCGTTTTTGATGGAAACAAGTACTTCAGTGCCTCTATGCTATCAACACCTAATTCCTGTAGGTTTCGGGTAAAAATGGACTGATTGAGTTTATCTTGGGTTGTGTCCTCATAAACAGGACCCATCCAGCGCCAGCAAACGGTGGTGTCTCCGTCTGGCGCCAGGCCAAGAACGCCCGGTGGAACGTCTTTTGTCTGTACTGCTGCATCGATCGCTTTTTGCAATTTCTTCTCGTACAGAGCTTTTTGCTTCTCGTACTTTGCAGCCTGCGCCTCGTCCTCAGGATCTTCAGGTGGGTCAGGATACTTGATTCCAGAAGCAAAAGCCAGCGACTTGCGGAAGATCTGCTCTTCCTGGAAAATCATTAGTTCAAAACACTTACAGATACCGTAGGTATAGATTTGCAGACATTTTTTCTTCGACGTGGCGCTTACTCGTCCGTACTGCGATTTAATTTCAGTAGCAGTCACATTGGTGATACTGAGATCATCAATACCTCCCAACGCCAGGCGAATTTCGTTCCTGAGTTGTTCTGCGTATCTGGCTTGATCGCTACTGATGGCGTTAGGTGTAATGAACCCTACCCGATCAGTGGGCTCGAGGTTTGCAATAACTCTGGGAACCCTCATGCCAGTTCCAGGTTTGCCATAGTAACCAGGGTGCTGTCTGGTTACGTTGTCCGTTTTGAACGTAGAGCTTGAAAGACTAAACTCGGATTGGAAACCAGATTGGCTAGCAATACTAGGCCTCTGAGGGATGTCTCCATCTGTCTTCTCAATGATGTCTTGTTTTGGGCGCGAAGAAAGAAGAGTTGGATTACCAAAGAACGACAGGTTTGCCCTGATGTTCTTTACCATCTCATCGTGAGCAATGATCTGATTGGAAAGCCACTCAAACTCACCGCGCCCATCTGTACCAAAAGCGTCGGGGTTGTTGAACACCTCAACACAAGGAATGAACTCCATTGTGTTAACGGTTTCGGTGTTTGTTCCTAGAGAGGCAAATTCAAAAGGAGTATCAAACTGAATTTCTTGTTCGCTATGAAATTCTTCAATTTTTTCAGCAGTGATTCGCAAACGCATGTAGCGCTTGTCAGTTGATAATCCTATTCCTGCAAAACCACGATTCGACTTAACTTTGTACGAGTAGATAATGATTACTTCTTCTAAATCACCTTCAGGTGTGTAGTACGTTCTGTAGCTATCCTTATCAAACCAATACAATCGATATGTTTTTTTAGTAGGACGAATGTAGAACAAACCTTTACCGTACGCAAGAAACCGATCCCAGATGGAATCAAGCCTTGCATCAAGCTTGTTGAACTTAACGACCTGTTGAATAAAATCAAAACGCTGTGTTCCGAAATTGTCCTGATGCGGATAGAACTCAACGCCTTGGCGAATCCCAAACATCTTCATCTGGGACAGATGAGCGTTTAGGAGCATAGTGTCCGCGCCACCGTCCGAGTCTCTGTCGACGACTGAGCGAATGAAATCGCTGATGATGGTCTTGTTTTCGGACATCAGTTAAAACAGTCTCCAACTATTATGGCTGGAAGTCGGTACCAGCGTGCAACCTTTTCAAGGTGATCACGTCGTCCTCGACTTCAATGTCGAACCTCTCACCTGGAATGAGGCCCATGTCGTGGCACAACTCGTCAGGAAGGGGAATAACAGCAGAGCCGTAAGCATCCTGATCAAGTTCGATGGTGTAGTAACCTGTGGACATCGCTAGGTGATTTTCTTAGTTTAGGTCCAGAATACTTTAACCCTAATATTCCAACTGCAGGTTACCTCTGGTCATAAGTCCATTACAGAGCCACACCAAGGCGTCGACACAGTCGTCGTGAGAGCTGACGCCAAAGTTGATGATCTCATCAGTCAAGGCTTGGAACTTTCGGTACTTGTTAAACACGATTTTACGTTGTTCAAACAAGCCCATAATGCCCCTGAAACGTGCAACCTTGTCGCCACGGAATCCCTTAACCGCATGCCAATTCAAATTGTAAAGACCGTGCTCACCCAGGCAGATACGTTTGAAATCTGCCTCCAAGGATGCTTGGTACGCCACTGCCTCTGACCAGATATCAATGTTGCTTCCACTGGCATGATATTGATCTCCGTCTTTGTGTACAATTCCCCACTCGTAGCACATTTCCATCAAAGATTCAAGCTTCTCCAGGTTGCCCATAATCCTGATCCTCTTACAGTCAATAATGTGAATCTTGTTATTTACACGCCCGCCAAGGACCATTACGGTGTAGTCGTTTCTTTCTCTAACGCCAGCAGACAAGTCAACGCCAATCCCCAGAGCGTCGAATTCAGTAGAAATCTGTCCTCTAACGATCAGATCAGGTGAGAGCGAAAGTTCGCTCGTCTGTACAATTTGATTCTGATACTGAAAACTAAAGCTAATAGGAGCTTGGCGGCGGCGATCCTGAAGGTATTCAAGCGACCACATCTCTGGCCAGTAAGAAATCTCGTCTCCGTGATCATTAACAATGATTGCGGATTGAACGATTTGAACCCAGTCATTTGCAGGTGTGAATGTTGTGCTGTGAATGTCGTCATGACGAAATCTTGTGCCCAGGCAGATTGCTCTTCCTCCTTCGAACATTGTTGGAACAATAACTGAGTTCCAGTTATCTTCCATCATTTGACGTATATCTTTATTTTTGATGTCGTCAGAACTTTTGATTACATCGTCAAGGATGCAAAGATGTGAACGCTTAGAAGTCACTGCGCCCTTCAAACCTGCACAACACACAGTAAATTCTTCTTCACCCGTCGACTTAATGCCTGCAAACTTCCAGTCAATGCTCCAGTACTCATTGGAGTTGATACCCTTGGCAATTTTCACAGTAGGGAAGATTTCCCTGTAGATCTTGCTTTCTTCGATAATACGTTTGATAGCAGCACTCTTGGGACGAGCAACATCAACCGTGTAAGAAATGTAGAGGATTTTTAGAGGTTTCTTTGCTACGGCATGATTACCAATTGCCCAAGCAGTATACAAACCAAGAATCGTGCTCTTTGCACTGTTTTTTGAAACAATGTAGTCTTTAGTTAGAAAGGTGTGTTTTTCGTGGGAGACAGTTATGCACCTTACTTTCTCCAGGGGGGCCGGTTCGATCCTGACAATAGATCGACAAGGTAGGTACTTAGTGCAGGGCGTGTATGAGTGCGCTTTACGTTCCAGGTAAAAAGGCTTGATCGCTGCTGGTAACTTGATTCCTACTTTCCAAGAAGCGTTTTTAGTCCTTACTTTTTCTCCAGTCGGTCCGCTGTATTGATTGTATTGCGGAGCGTTGATTGTTGCTACGCCGCCTAAAGACTGCACCAACTCAACTACGTCTAAAACCAATTGGTATGAAATACTGCAAAATGAGATTCCCCCTCCTGTAGGTGACTTGTTGCTCTTAGCTACAGTACCATCAGTGTCTAACAAACCCTGCAAAAGTGCAGTTCTGTCAGCAATACAAGCAATCTTGTAGGCTGAAGGGATAAACTTGTCTTTCGACCCTTTCTCTTGCAGACCAAGATGCCGCAAGGACTCCAGAACTTGGTTAGGTTTACCTTTGCTCCTGCTGCTTTTAACTATGTTGTAGGAATACTTAGATCCTGAAACACTAACTAATTCATGGCCAGCAGGTAGAGATTTTCTGCAACGTTCAATAATGTCATTATCGGCTGAAGTGAAACGAACTCCAGATTTCTCGGACAGTCCACCGTCACCCAGTAATGCTCCTAGCAAATAAGGATCTAGAGGTAGTTTTGATTCAGGGTACTGCACTGGTGCGGTAATCGGAATCTGGTAACGTGCATAACCCCTTGGGTCTAACCATGGAGTTTCTCCTTCTTCGCAAGTTTCTGTGATCCTTTTTACGCCTGTGCGCCAGTTTCCCTTTGTACCTTTGGTTTTTTGAGTTCTGAGCTCATTCAAGGTCATTAGGCGCCAGGTATTTTTCGAATCCGTGCCGACTCTTCTTACCTTCCAAAGGTGTTGATCGTCGCAAATAACAGAGGATCCATCAGAGAAAATTAGGTTCCATGTTGGGCTTTCTTCGTAATCTTGTATGTCTGTTACTTCAGTTACGCTGCCGTCTTCAGCAAAGACGTGATTTCCTACAGAAAGTTCACCGATAGCTTGCCACCCTTGCGGAGTAGCTACTGGCATGGACGCCGCCAGTGGTCCCCTAGGAGCGAGGATGTCCATGTTGGGGCCGCCGATCCCAACCAAGCACTCGGTATCTTGCTCAGTACAAAGGTAGCGGTGCCATTGTTTATGGTGCGCTGCTGGTGGTTTGTCACCCACAACGTCGCAAAAATAGCCAAAATCTGTTCTTGCGCGATCAATGTCGATCGAGCTTGATTTCTTTACTACTTGTTGTTTCGCCGCAGCTCGCGCTGTCCTACGATAAACCGAGTAGAGAGATGTGCCTGCCACTTTTGATTTATGTACCCAGTTCTGGGGTGATGTGACCCCAATATAAGGTACTAAACCTTACGACTCTTCTTGCAGGATCTTAGTCCAGACGCCCATAGAAGCTTCTTGCAACGGTCCTTCGATTGGATCATCGCGGAAGATCAGCAGCATCTCACGCAGCGCCCTATCAGCCCCAGCAAGGATGAGTCCTTGTTTGTCCGTTAGGTGTTTTTCATCGCTTAGTTGCTTGATGGAGCCACGCAGCTCCTTCTGCAACATAGCAATTCTGGAAGCTCCCATGTCCTGTTTGATGAGGCCCAGATCGATCGCATCACGTAGCTTGGAAATATCCTGCTGCATGGAGTCGATTTCACTCTCAAGGATCGCTGTGAAGTTCCGTTTCTTGCAGTGTTGCTTTGACCACTCGTAAAACTCTACTATGGTGCCTGAAGACCCCATGAAGCGGGCGAACAGGTACATCTGAATCGGAGAGGGAGTCTGCTTGCAAAAGGAAAAGAACGTTTCGCGGTCTTTGTCTGTTAGAGACTCAATCCAGTCAATCATGCCCTGTAAGAGGATTGCGCCCACTCGTGGCCTTTATTTTTCAAATAGTTCTCTTGTTCGTACTGCTTCTGATTGGTTTTCCTTTGCTCTTCTCCAGAGGTCTGTGTTCCGAGACGCTGCTGCTCCCCTTGCGTCTGATAACCAAGTCGTTGTTGTTCACCTTGAGTCTGATAACCAAGTCGTTGTTGTTCACCTTGAGTCTGATAACCAAGACGCTCTTGTTCTCCTTGCGTGGCAAGAGTGGTCCTAGTCTCACCACCTATGGCTTGTGTCTGCCTGATGTCTTCATTTGTGAAGTAAGACTTGTTCCGTTGGTCGAGTTCAGACCCCAGTGTCATGTTGAGGCGCTGCTGTGCTCCACTGACCTCGTTCAAGGCTGTCTGTGTTTGTAATGCCTGCGAAGGCACTTCCTGTGCTGGTGCAGGTGCTTGTGCCGCTGGTGTGTACACAGTTTTTGACTTGCTTTTTCCCATGACAGCAGCTAACTATAGGTACAAGTATAACAAAGGGAGTAAAAATCAACCAACCTGGAACGTGCTTCCTGCAAAACGTCCAGCAAATTCTTTTGCAGCGCGTTGTTTATCGGCCATGGCATAGTCTGCTTGTGCTGCAGATGACGCAGCAGCGCTTTGACGAGCCTGCTGAGAAGTAGGCGTCATTTCTTTTGTAACAAGAAAACTCTTGCTTGCGGCTAAGTTTCTTTGCGTTGCTTCGTTCGCTGCTTGACTTAAAATCGGATAAGACTTGATCATTTGTTCGTAAGAACGGTCCGCTTGTGCTCTAGCGATCATGTCAGCGGCTCCAATCTGTGCTGGCAGTAAGTCCATCCACATTTGTGACTGCTTGCGATATCTCGCCTCATCAGAGTCTTCGTTTACAGGACTTGTTGAAACAGCTGGAGCAGTATCAACCGTAGCTGGTACTGTGGGAGGAGTTGATGTTGTTTGGGAGTAGTTTGGAAAGAATGCTTTGTACTTATTTGGATCAAACTTCTTCAAAGTACTTGTCTTAAACAAATCAAGGTCGCCATAGTTTGACCAGTTCCATACTGGATTATCTGTTAACTGAGAAAGCGCGTTATTTGTATTAGACATCGTTGTAAGTGGTTGAGCGGATCACCCGTACTGGTACTGCTGCATCATGCCCTGAGCCATGCTGTTCTGGGCGTTGAGCCCCATCGCCTGTGCGGTACGCAGCCCACTAAGCAGCTGCTCAGCATTTACTGCAATGTTAGACCGCATCTGAGCGGCAGCCATTTGCCTGCTAAGATCGTTCTTCTTAGCTTCGTTATAAAATGGTTGCTGCATTCGCGCCATCTCAGCTGCCAAAGCAATATTCTGCCTGGCATCAAGAAGGCTATTAACGCGGTTTTGGGCGGTTGTTCCGGTCAAGAAATTGTCCATTCCCAGTGGGCGGCTAAATTCGCTGCTACTTACGTCACCAGGGACTGCGTTCACGTTCGCTGGACCTTGAGGTCGATTCGTTGCTGCGCCATAAGACGCTGCTCCAGCTGCTGTTGCTGGTACGGCACCTGTCATACTTGCAGCGAGGGGGGCCGCCGCCAGAGGTGCTACTTGACCACCAAGCAACGCACCAGCCGAACCTACAGCTGCGCCAGTAAGCGGAGCAATGGGTCCAGGAATTCCGAACATTGTGGCTGCTTTAGCTGCTTGAGCACTAGCACTTCCTAACGCGCCTGGAAAAGCACTTGCAAGCTTTTCTCCTGCCATTCTGCCACCGACAGTTCCGACTTTGCCTAAAACCAAGCCTGCT